CGTTACGTCGATCAGCGTATCGCCGAGGGTGTTACTATGTCTGGTCAACGTGCTATCAGGATAGCGGAGGTAGCAGTCAATGACGAGATGAATCGTCTTCTCGAGGATAAGAAAGATTATGTTATTGCTATTGATACGGACTCCTTATACATCAACATGGCACCTTTGGTAGCTAAGTTCTCGCCTGTTGATCCTGTTAAGTTTCTTGATAAGATATGCGGAGAACATTTCGAGAAAGTTATTGCTGGCGCATATACTAAACTAGCAGAAGATACTGGCGCATATATCAATCGAATGGTGATGGAACGTGAGGTGATTGCCGATCGTGGTATCTGGTTGGCGAAGAAGCGTTACATTCTAAATGTACATAACAACGAGGGTGTCCAGTACGCTGAACCTAAACTCAAGATGATGGGTATCGAGGCAATCAAGTCATCAACTCCTATGATATGCCGTAATAAGTTCAAAGAAGTCTTTAAGGTTATCATCGAAGGCACTGAAGAAGATGTTCAAGCGTTCATTCGCAAGTTTAGAGCGGAGTTTAGTTCACTCGGTGCAGAAGCTGTGGCCTTTCCAAGAGGCATCTCGGATCTTACTAAGTATAAAGATCGACAGAGAATCTATAGTAAGGGCACACCAATTCATGTTCGTGGCGCACTTCTATATAATCACTACGTCAAGAAAGCGGGACTTTCTGATAAGTATGAACTGGTACAAGATGGTGAGAAGATTAAATTTGTATATCTCAAGTTACCTAATCGTATAAGAGAGAATGTTATATCATTTCCAGCTACTCTGCCCAAAGAACTTGGTATTAATTCTCAGATTGATTATGATAAGCAATATTCAAAGACCTTTCTTGACCCACTTGAACCTATTCTGGCAGCAGTCGGTTGGAGTTCTGAACCAAGGGCAACACTAGAGGATTTCTTTTAATGAATTTAGATCATTTATCATTTCCCGATTTAGGATGGGGATACATGCCTGCAACCGAAGAAGTGTTTGAGGCATTCAGATTTGTGCAATCTGTTTATAAGCCAAAGTCTGTATTAGAGATTGGGTTTCACATCGGGCACTCTACTACATACCAACTAGAAATATATTCTGACGCGAGAATAGTAGGCGTATCACCTGACAATGAACGTATTGGTAAACCAGGCGATATTATTGACCCTCAAGTTAGACGCGACATGGCAGTGACTCTACGTGAGAAGTATATCAATCGATTCACCTGGTTACCCGGGAAAACCAAAGATGTGAAAGCTCGTCTTGTCGACGAGTTTATGTTTGACTTTGCGTTGGTAGATGGTAATCACGCAGAACCAGCGGCACTGTTTGATCTTGAGGTATGTGAAGAGTTGAACATACGTAACATGCTAATTGATAACTGGGATCAACCTCAAGTCAAATCTGCCGTAAACAAACATGGTAAGTATAAAATAGTAAAAGAATTTGATTATGGACAGACTTTCAAGGGAAGATATAAACTTAATCAAATGGGACTATTAATGCTTGACTTGTAGTTCTATATTTGCTATAATACCACAATGAAAATATCTCTTACATTATTTAAAAATACCTTTGACAATAAGACCCACCGTCAGATGAACTTTGATGGTTGGTCTAAATTCGAGAAATTACTGTATGATTTATCTAATCGTCCTGGTTCTAAGGGCGGCAGAGATTCTAGTCCATTAATCAGTCCTGCATCTTATGTTGAGAACACAACACGATCTAACAGAAATGTTGAAAAGTGGTGTGGTTGGTGTGCTGTTGACATCGACTCATATAAGTTTGATGGCGATTTAAAGGAAGCATTAAATAAGCAAATTGGCGATTGGCACTATGTGTGCTATTCCACTGCTAGTAGTCGAGAAGACTTTCCAAAGTTTAGATTAGTCTTTCCTCTGACTAGAGATGTTGAAGCGGACGAGATTCGACACTTCTGGTATGCTATCAATAAAGAACTTGATGGTATGGCAGATGAACAAACTAAGGACAGTAGCAGGATGTATTATGTTCCAGCAATATATCCAAATGCTTATAATTTCATATTTACTAATGTGGGTGAAAAAGTTAATCCAGATGAAGTGATGGGAAAGTATGAATATAAAAAACAGTCTGGTAATTCTTTTCTAGATAGACTACCGCCAGAAATGCAGAAGGCAGTAATTGAACATAGAAAGAACTCTATGACTACAACTAACGTCGTATGGTCAGGTTATCGCGACTGCCCGTTCTTTCCAAAGTATCTTGCCATAGAATATGGTTCGATTTCAGAAGGAGGATGGTATCACAAGATGTATCAAATAATGGTAGCTATCGCAGGTACCGCGATTAAACGAGGTTATCCTATCACTGCCAAACAAGTTGCGGAATTGTGTAGACAACTTGACAATGACAATGGAAAATGGTATACTAACAGACCACTCGAAGTTGAAGCGGATCGAGCGGTAGAATATGCATATAGAAATAACTAAGGGAGTTATAAAATGAAAGATAAAGAAGAAAAATTAACTTTGGTAACAAATGAGGATGGTAGTCAAGCGATGGTAGGTGAGTGGGAAGACCAAGCAGGAAATAAGGTGCCTGATGAAGAACCCCCTACAGATGCGAATAAGCGTCTGCGTATTGGTATTGTAGGATCAAATAATATCGCAAAGGCAACTCATATTGCATATGATACTAAGAATGTCGATCGTTATTTGGTTGATGGAATTGAAGAATTGGATTCCCTGATCGATTGGCGTCCCACCATTGTATTCATATGTAATGATATTCCACTATTGAAGAATGATACATTAGATGATGCTGACTTCCTTAATACCGTGAACAAACTTGTTCGTGGCAGTGGTGCTGGTGTTTGTATTAGAACCACAATCAATACTGAGACTGTCGAGCGTCTTATTCAAGCATTGACTTGGGATGTCGTCAATGCAAAAGTCATCTACAATCCAGTATTTGAAGATACCGATAATATTGGTAAGATTCTAACACCAGAAGTAGAATACTTTGGAGGTGACGAGAAAGCAATTGCGATGCATGTGAATCTTATGAAGCACACCTCTCACTTTTCTGCGCAGCAGATGTCTGTTGGATCTATCTTCGACGTTGTTTATGCGAAACTAGCAGTTGTTGGATTTAAAGCAGTTAAGCAAACATTCTTTAATCAGTTGCATGATGCTGTTATTGATTGTGGAGGTGCTAATCCATCGATCGTTCGTCGTATGATTGAGAAATCACCTGACTTAGTTGATCGATCGGTAATGGTACCTACCTTTGTTCGTTCGCGATCATCAGAAGAAGTTAGTTACAAACAGGCACGCTCTTATTCAGGAGAGTTCGAGAATGCAGACGTTAAGATGTTTGTCGGTATGACTGATAAGCTACCTCTGCTTGATGAGTGTATCAACTACAAAAACTTGAAGGATTAATATATGTCTGTAATGGATAAATTGAAAACAAACTCAAAGATTAAAGGCACTAATTTGCTGTCTAAATCTGAGTTCTTCGGTGATAAAGAAGTGACTCCTATTGATGTGCCCATGTTAAATGTGGCATTGTCAGGTAAACTTGATGGCGGTTTGGTGTCTGGCATGACTGTTCTTGCTGGACCATCGAAGCACTTTAAGACATCATTTGCACTGAAGATTGCTTCTGCATATCTGAAAGCAGATCCAGAAGCAATCATGTTGTTCTACGATTCTGAGTTTGGTTCACCTCAGTCGTACTTCACCGCGTTTGACATTGACTTAGATCGTGTTCTACACACTCCTATCACCAACGTCGAAGAGTTGAAGTTTGATCTGATTTCTCAATTAGAGAATATCGACAAGAAAGATAAAGTCATAGTTGTTATCGACTCCATCGGCAATCTTGCATCTAAGAAAGAACTTGAAGATGCATTGAATGAGAAAGGTGTTGCTGACATGTCTCGTGCGAAAGCACTGAAAGGTCTGTTCCGTATGGCGACTCCTTACTTAACTATGAGAAATATTCCATTATTGGCAATCAATCACACGTACAAAGAGATCGGTCTGTTCCCTAAGGATATTGTTGGTGGAGGTACAGGGATTTATTATTCCGCTGATAATATCTGGATTCTTGGACGTCGTCAAAACAAGACTGGAACTGAAGTCACTGGTTATGACTTTATTGTTAACGTTGAGAAGTCTCGTTACGTTAAAGAGAAATCGAAGATACCAATCGCCGTAACGTGGGAAGGTGGTATCGAGCAGTATTCTGGTTTGCTTGATGTAGCACTTGCAGGCGGATTTGTGACTAAACCTTCTAACGGCTGGTATCAACGAGCAGGTGAGGAGAATAAGCACCGCGAGAAAGATACCAAGTCTGCCGAGTTCTGGAAAGATATTCTTGCTAATACTAAGTTCCAGGAGTTTGTCTCGAAACTATATTGTATTGGATACGCAGCGCCAGTCGAACTTGATCTAGAGATGGAATATGAGTAGTTTGAAAGAAGGTGTTGATTATGAGTTGACACCTTCTAAAGACTCTGTCAACGATCAATCATGGGACATTCGTATTCTAGAAGGTGACTATGTTGAGACGATTATTCGATTTGGGAACATAAAATTAGATGGCGAAAGCGGTTGCTTAAACTTTAATTTTGTGATACAATCAACTCCTAATAATGATTTAGACGAAAACAACGTCGACTTTCAGAATTATGTTTCTGATATATTAGAGAGTGTTCTAATAGAAGCGGCAAAGCATGATAGCCTACAGTTAGGCGAACCCAATTAAGGAATAATGTGAAGATCGATTTAGAGCAAACTATATTAAGAAATCTGTTGACGAACGAACCTTATTTGCGTAAGGTCGTTCCCTTCCTCAAGAAAGAGTATTTTCAAGGTGTCTATGGGCTACTCTTTTCTGAGGTAACTAAGTTTGTTGGTAAGTACAATAAACTGCCAACCATTGAGTCGTTTAAAATCGAAATTGATCAGTCTGATAAATTTACGGAGAGTGTCTATACTCACGCGTTGGACATTCTCCCAAATATCTTCGGTCATATTGACGAGAATCCAGAGTGGTTGTTGAATACGACCGAGAAGTGGTGCCAAGATCGAGCAGTCTATCTTGCTATCATGGAGTCTATTCAAGTAATTGATGGTAAGCACGAGACGTTCACAAAAGATGCGCTTCCTGATATTCTTCAGAAAGCATTGTCAGTATGTTTTGATACAGCAGTTGGTCATGACTATCTAGAGAACGTAGAAGAGCGATATGCATTTTATCATGAGCAAGAAGAGCGTATCCCTTTTGACATGGAATGTTTTAATAAGATAACTAAGGGTGGTCTTCCTAATAAAACATTGAATATTGTACTTGCTGGCACTGGTGTAGGTAAGTCTTTGTTTATGTGTCATGTTGCTGCTAATGCTCTAGAACAAGGTCGTAATGTACTCTATATCACTCTGGAGATGGCAGAAGAACGTATTGCGGAACGTATCGATGCGAACTTATTGAACGTTCCTATCGATCAGATTGATAACCTTTCGAAGAAAATGTTTACTGATAGAGTTAATGCTGTAAAAGCAAAGACTCAAGGTAAGTTGATCATTAAAGAATATCCGACTGGTTCAGCACACAGCGGTCACTTTAGAGCACTATTTCAAGAATTAAAGTTAAAAAAGAAGTTTTCGCCTGATATTATCTTCATAGACTATCTAAATATATGTGCGTCTGCTAGAATGAAGTCTATGGGTGGTGCGATCAACTCATATACTTATATTAAAGCGATTGCAGAAGAGTTGCGGGGTTTAGCAGTAGAGTTTAATGTTCCAATTATATCTGCTACACAGACCACACG